TCTACAAAACCTGCTGACTTTGGTGATTCAATTGTATCTGCTTCTGGCATCTTTACTTCCTTATGTTGGGGCTAGCATTATTGCTAGGTCGCCTTATCGTTGTAGTAATTAGTTATTATTTTTTACGCTTCTTCATTAGGCCACCCTTAGCGAAGCCGCCACCACGTTTTACTTTAGAGGAGTATGTCTCAGACCCACTAGATGTAGTGTTGCCTCCAGGTGTTGATGGCCCTATACCCTGATTTGCCTCTGAACGAGCTACTGATGCTGCCTGCACTGAGCGATTGTATTCATCATCTTGTGCAGCGGAACGTGAACCAGTACGTTGGACACTCACAGGTCGAAGTACTGTTGGTTGTGATACGGTGGCGACAGCTTCTTTTAGTGCAACTTCCTTACGAGCCTCAAGGGCTTCTAAAGCACGTTCGTAGGATTTCTTATTGTCCCCAAACATTTCAGGCGTTACCTCCACATCTTTTCCTGAGAAAGATGCAAGCTGTTGTGCAAAGTCGTTATGGCCTGATAAGCCACCAAAGGAGTTAGCTCCTTGAACAAGGAAGTTTGCATTGCCTATTAATTTATCTGCTTGTTTGTTGAGTGCTTCGGCTTCATCTTTAAAACCTTTTGATTTGGCAACCAATGCAGCTGTTCTTATTTCAGCAATTGTCTGACCTTGTTTTATACTATTAAATGCACCAAAGATTGCACCTAGTGGAGGAGACACTACCCCTAAAGCAGCAATACCTTTATTTACAAAAGGGTCTACCTCACTACCTGTGCCGATTGCGAGAAGCTGTTCTTTGGACATTTCAAAATAGTTTGTGTCGGGTTCTTTAAATTCAAACTCTACTGGCTCTGGAGGAGCCATACCCCCCTCTCCACTAGTATTGTTGTCTGTACTTTTTAGTACACAAGTACCTGTAATTGGGTCAAAGTCCATGCCCATAGCAGCACAAGATTCAGCAACGGAGCTAGGTCCAGTTGAAGCTGCGGGTGGTGCTGTACCTACTACAGGAGCCACTGCAGGGACTGGTGGTAGAACAGAACCAGCTGGTTGCATATAAGAGCCACCAAGTGTAGTAGCCCATGAAGGAAGTCCTGGAGCAGAACTGGAGTATCCACCTTCCGCAAAAGAACTAGTAGCTTCTTGTGGAGGGTTAGCTTGGTCCATTTGCTGTGGTTGCATGTTAGGGTTAGTTCTGCTAACTTGGATACCACGCTTAGAAAGTTCTTGTAGTAGCTCTGGCTTCTGTTGGATAGCTGCCATTACTTGATTAATAACTGCATCAACTCTATTAGGGTCAGCATAAGAAGCAGTTGGAGCAGAGACTTGTCCACCCCCAGCATAACCTACAACTACACCACCAGCATTAAGTCTCTGGTTAATCACTTGGTCATTCTTAGCAGCAAAGACTAGCTTGTCCATGAGGCCACCATTGGCTACACCAGTAGATAGCATCTGTTCTAGTTGAGCTAGGTCTTCATCAGTAATTTCAGAGGGGTCACCAGCTTGAGCCATCTGTGGTTCAACAGGTTCACCACCTATTCTACCATTAGCTTCCATGTTTGACAAGCCCATTTTAGCTTCAGAACGTAAATCTTCAAAGTATTTTACACCAAAGAAACGTACAACATCAGCAGGTACGACATACTCACCTTCAGACAGTTGCGCTGGAATATCGTCACGAACCTCTTCTGCCATTGATCCAGGAGGAATTTCATTGCCCGACACTGGGTCACGAGTCATACCGTCGTCACCAAGGCCACCTCTTGCGAATAGGTTCATCTGTTTATCCATTTCGTTTACTACGCCTCCTTGGGCAAATTCTTGGGTAAAATCCTGCTTACCAGTAACGTACCCCCTAAGCCTATTTAAAAAGGGAACTTTATCTGGTTCTTTTCTTGGTTGGTTCTGATACACAAAAGGGTCTACTCCGTCTCTGCCTCGATACTGATAGTTAGTCTTTTCTCCTTGTAGCATCTCGGCCCTAGCCTCAATAGGGAATTTCCTAGCACCAACTTCTGCCATAGACTGCACTACACGGGATTCAATTTCTCCCCCTGCGCCAAAATAAAATTCCAGATCTGCTCCTAAGGTTTCTTTATCTATTTCCAGCATCCGACGGGTAGTTTTTAAAATCTCTTTATTTAGCTCAGCTATTTCTTTGGTAAAGTTAGATACCCCATTTTGTCTAGCCCAAGCTTTTTGGACCTGGCCCGAGGAAACTCCATAGTCTCTTCCAATAGAAGCCCAAGACGGTCCAGTTAGTCCACTCGACCCTGATACCTGAGTTCTTCTTCTAAATATTTCAATCTCTTGTTTTTTTGTAAGACCCTTAATTGGAGTCTCTATCTCTTCTAACCTTCTACTAAGACTTCTTTCGGTACTATTTAAATCGTTTTCTAGACGCATCTTTACATCTTCAAGAGGTTTTCTTTTTTTGTCTAACTCTATTTCTTTTTTATCTAGTAAAGCTTTTGGTATATTTTTTCTGTTAGATCCTGGTACAAAATCTTCCCTAGCTTGAACTATGTGTTGTATCTCATGAAGAAGAACAGAGCGGAAAGCTTCTGTAGTTTTTGTATTTGCCAAGTTAATACTTACTAATCCAAGCTCCTTTGTTGCTGAGCCGCTTTCTCTGCCAGTGGGGTCGTTATAAAATTCAACATTTAGATTTTTTAATGTTGGGTACCTTTTAAATAACTCTTTATGCTCAAAAAATTCCCCTAACTTTGTACGTGTACCCTCAGTGTATTCACTTGTAACTTCTTTAAATTCATCTAGAGTTACCTGAAGCCTACCTAATTCTTTATTTTGCTTGAAAATATCTTCGAAAGACTTAACTGTAGATTTAGAATCGTCTATGTAGAATCTCCACTGACCATCATTAGGATCTACGTACCAGTTAGTCTTTTCCCAGATTTTTTTATTGGTGTTAAAATCTATTCCACCTTCTTTAAGAGTATCCGAATCTATTTTTGAGGACTGCTTTAAAAGTTTCTGAGCTTTCTTAAATCCCCCGCCAGTGCCAGCGTCTTTCATTCCTACGCCACCAAATATTCTCATGGTATTAGAAGTGTTTCCACCAGGGACTTTACCTAGAGTAGATGCCGTAGCAGTACCTCCAGTTAAACTAAAGACATCCCCAAAAGTAACTTCCCCTAAATCCTTTTTACCAGATAAAAGATTTCCAGGGATACTGAAAGTTTCCCAAGCATCTCCTAAAGACTCCTTGAGGAAATTAATAATTTGTTCTTTGGAAGGTGCAGTAGGGTTAGCTAAGTAGTCTTTAACTACAGGTACTATATCCTGTTCAATTTTTTCTCTGCCTGTGCGTTGGTCAGGGTCAGGTTTTACAAAGTAAGTTCCACCAAACACAGTTCTAAATTCTTTATTGCCAGCTTCATCGACAACACCAGTCCACCTATCTGACTCACTTGCATCTATAGGTCGGTTAAAGAATGGCACATTAGCAATAGACATTGCAGAAGTCTGTTCTTCTTCAGGCACTTCTACAGGATTTGCATCTGCAAACTTCTTGCCCTCTGCAGTCCAGCCCAGTGCTTCTTCAGTTTGTGTGGATACATCACCACCTTCATTAAACTTTAAAGTTTCACTTCTTTCCTTAGCAGCTTTAACGGCGTCAGTCTTACTCTTATGGGCACTTGTAGGTTCTATAACTTCTGCATCAAGCATCATACGGAGTATGTCTTCATCATAAGCATATCCCTTATGAATAGTAGGTACATTAATCCACTGACCTTTGTATTTAAAGGTAGTAGATTTTTCAGAGACCATCTCACCACTAGGTGTTTCATACACCTCACGGCCAGCTTGAGTTGTTTTACCTGTAGACTTACCCACTTCAGCCATTAACTTTATCCCGTAAGTATTTAAATTTATTTAAACAGGCTGCTTGGCCTTGCAAACGAAACAAATCCTCAGCCCTAGTAGCTTGCTCCATAGATTTATGTACGTCATTAAGACGGTTTTCTAGCTCTGCAAGAAAAGATTCCCACAGAGCTTTGTCATTTACCAAGGGTTTAAGGTTATTCATTATTATCCTGGGCTTTGATTAGTATTAGCTGAGAAGCCCTGTTCTCCTGGCTGAGGGGCTGTACCGATACCTATGTTACCACCCCCTCCACCTGCAGTGTCAGTCACTCCTGGTGGGCCTCCAGCGCCCTCAGGGGCTTGTCCTGCTGGTGGTGCTGGTGGTGGGTTAGCTTCTCTAAACTTTTTAAGGATCTCCGCTTGGACAGCTGCATCACCCATAGAGTTTACTAGCTTATCAGGATCAAGATCCATTGACTTAGCAATCTCACGAATAATATAGTCCATCTTAGCAAAAGGAGCTAGTACAGGATTCTGTACAACTTGAAGGAACTGCATCAGTCTTTGGCTACGTACTTCGTTAGCCATCAAGCTTTCTGTACCACGAGCCTTTACATCAAGGTCACCCTTAATCTCTGGGTCGTAGTCAAACTGCATGTTGAAGTGAAAGAATGCTTTTGCAAGTGGGCCTAGTAAGTAATCATCTACGTTCTTAATGACGTTTCTGATACTACCGTTGGCTGCAGACATAAGCATAGAGATGCCTGAAGCTGTACGTCCTACACCAGATACACCTGTCTGCCCGTGAGCAAACGAAGGAAAGCCAGTAGATTCATCGGCAAGCACACGGGCCTTATCAAACATCTGCATGTTCTCGTTAGACACGTTAGGGAACTTAGTACCGAAGATAGCTTGGCCAGGAGCACCACCTTGACGACGAAAGACTTTTCCAGGATAGACACTAAGGTCTTGTCCAGGAACTAGGTTAGTCTCATCTACTTCAATTAGCATATTGCCTGACAGTGCAGCATTATCAACGGCCATTCTCATAAAGCCGTTCATCAATGTCTGAGTGTCATCCATGTTCTCTGCAAGACCTACGCCAAACATTGAATAGGGATTTACTTCGTAAGGTACTGAGTAGTAAGGAATAATAGATGGAGTAAACGGATTCATTACAAGACGTAGTACTTGTCCATTACAAACCCAGATATTTACAGAGACCTGATCCATATCTTTTAGTTCTTTTGGAATGTCTACATCATGCCCTTCGAGCACTTCTGTATCCACATTACCCCAGAACTCTAGGACTTCAAAACGCTCAGCATTAGATTCTTGGGAGTCATCTTCCATGACCTGTTCCCACCACTCTTTAGTGTAGGACTCACCCATATTAATAGCTGTGTCAATTGAGTTTTTACGGAAGAAAGGTCTGTTCTTGAGACTGCGTAGCTGTGTGCGAGACATCTTGTGACGCTCAACAACATACTCAGCTTCATCCATATTAGCTGCATCTGGATCAGGGTAGAAGTTCCAGACAGATACAGAAGATGTCTGTGGGACTGTTTTATAAATTGGTTCGTATTCACCCTCTTCAGACCAGTTAGGGTATTCTTTATCTACAGCAAACGGGCCTTTCATAACCCCTGTGCCAAACAGTGCGCATTCAAAAGCTGCTACACGTAACTGCTTGTTCGCATTAGATTCTTCTAGCTGGTCATGGATTTTCTTTTCCATTTTCTTAGCAGAGATCATAGCTGGGTGTATAGTAACTTCTGTAGCTGTACCACCAGTACCTTCTTTCAGCTCTGCAATAACTGGAGAAAGTTTTTTCTCTAGTCCTGCAAGTCTTTCACGAAGGTCTGTAGATGTTTCTCCTGGAAGAAGTTTCATATCTTCTGGTGAAAAATCTGACTTAGCTTTTTGCATGTCAGTATTAGTTTCAAAGTTTACTGACTCTGCAACACCCTCTGGTAAGGTAGTGGGGTCAATAGAAATAGGAAACTTATTATTGCCAAATAGAACTTCTACAATCTGACCATATGCAGCTAGTACTTTTGTCTTAGTTACTTTTACAAAGACTTGTGACTTCTCAGTAGAAGTAAACTGTACATCAGATCCATATAGTCCACGGTAGTTACGGTAGGCTTTAACCCACCGTTGTTCCTCAGTTTCTCTCGAAGTAGACGCTTTTGAGTATCTCTCAGTAACTAGAGAGATAATGCTCCCTACTACTGGATCAGAGTACCCACCTTCATCCATGTCCTCGACAGCCCTAGATTCAACAGAGTCCATAGCCATTTCATTTTCAAAGATTTCGTCTTCTTCCATATTACTTCCTAATAGCCAAAGGTGGGGTCGCTTACTTGAAACCCTGTATTCGAAGCTGGGTTATAATCAAATAAACTACTTCTTGGTCTTGTCATTACACCATAACGCAGTGCATCATAAAGGTGATCTTCTGAGTGGGTATCTACATCTTCGGGATTGTTCTTATCCAGTGGGATAGCAGGTAACTGTGAGATTAAGTTCTTACAAGTATTGAAGATAACCATACGTGGTTGTTCTGTAAACTCATCTACCTGCAGTCGTCTGTGTATTTCGTTTTTACCTGAGACACGAGAACCTTTAGATCTATCTGCAGGTCTCCATCGGCAACCCTTAACAATCATTTGTTCTGCTAAGGAAGGCCCAGTGTCTCCACGCTTATGCCACAGAGAACTATCAAGTACACCATAACGTATTTTCTCTTCGGACTCAACATCTAATATCATATCTGCAAGATCTGTAGCTAAGACTTTCTTAACGTACATCTCACGATAGATAATCAGTTGCTCATCAGGAGCCACTGCAATCCAAACAATTCCACTGTAAGATCCATAACCATAGTCAGCTGCTCTAAACTTTGCCCAGCTGTGAGGAATATCAAATGGTTCTACAACGTGTAGCTTACGGTTAAACTCAGGAAAAGCTGCTCCCTCGTTAATGTCCCAATCCCCTTCCAACAATTGTTTTCGCTGGTGCTCAGGCAAAGAGAGTAGGTTGGCTTCGTACATCCCATCATCAGAAAGATAGGGATTATCAAAAAGAGTCGCAGGAATAAACCTTCTCTTAAATAGAGGTTGTCCCTCTCTTGTATGACCCTTAGGCCAAGTAATAGTTTCTCCAGTTTCTACATCAGTAGCCCAGAAAGCTTTTCTAGGTGTCTCTGGGTCAATAAAAGTCTTCTTAACCCACTGATGTCCTGGACCTCCAGGGTTAGTAGTAGCTCTCATGTAGAGAGGTAGCCCACTAGCTGAAGTAGTACGTAAGCGTGAACGCATATAGTTCCACGGGTAAGGTGAAGACCACTGAGTAAGCTCGTCAAAGCCAATCCAGTTAAAGGCCTGTCCTTGGTATCTCATGACATCATCGTCACGGTCAAGGTAAGACATCCACAGAGTCGCACCGCTAGGTGCTACCCAAGTCTTATCTCGTTCCATAAACTTAATCCCTGGGATAGCCCGTGGGTAAAGTTGTTTGGATACCGAGATAAGCTCTCTGAGTTCCTCAGTACTACGACGAACTAGGAGCATCTGGGCGTTAGGATTGTTCAAGTACCTCACTGGGTCAGCAATCATTGCGTATGATTTACCGCCTCCAGCTGAGCCACCGTATAGAACTTCCTGCTCTGTAGACGCTAGAAATTCTGTCTGTGGCCCTGGATTGGGTTCAAAGAGAATCTCCCGCTGTGCTGCAACTACATCTATAGGCGCAGGCTTAACCTGTGCTGGAACTTTCTTCGACGGGGCGTCTTCTACCAAGTCGATTGCTTTCGAGCTTTTCCGCTTTTTCTGCTGCCTCTTTGTACCTTTCGGCGTAGAAGCGTTGGATTGAAGCTGCTGCCTTACGTTTTTGCTCAATCTTAACCCTCTTAAACAAACCTACATGAGATATATATCTACCAGAAGTTTCACTTAACCATGCAGATACCTCACGATAACTGTACTGATTTAAGTGTTTCTTAGCTTGCTCAAAAAGCTCTAGCTCTTCTGGGATTGGTAATAGTATATCAGGGTCAGTGGGGTCTTGTCTATACCCAAAAGGAAGAAATCTCCCCACCCTAACTAACGGTACCCACTCCCACTCACCACCGATCTTTTCCGGTTTAGGTAGTTTCCAAGTTTTAGTTTTCATTTTCTTTTGGAGGCAATATAAACAAAGGACTTTCAGTCTTCACTTCAATTTTGTCAGTCTTAACAAAACCTGCACGATCCATAAAGTCTTTTGCAGCTGCCATCTTCTCTTTGTTGCCCAAATCTGTGGGTGATCTCATTACTTGCATCATAGCCCAAGCTGCCGCTGGACCACGAGTTGCGATAAAGTCTTTAGTTCTCTCAGCTACTTCGCCTTTTAGCACAGACATAACAGTAGTAGAGGACGTACCTTCGGCATACCCTGCAAGCTTAAGAGCTTTAACAGGGTTGCCTTCGGCTTCTTCAAACAATGCATCCAAGAATGCTTGTTGTTTCTCAGTGAGGTTTCGGCCCATATATTTTCTGCCTTATTTCAGTGCGTGTAACACCTATATCATGCAAGTCTTTTGCTGACATATTGTTTAGTACCCAGTAGTCTGCTCTGCGTTGCATACGTTTTACATGACGGTCCCATGCACGGTTAGCAAAAGCTTTAATATGTTTAATCATTCTTCTATCCTAATTTAAGTAAACCCTTACTTGGGTTAGGATAGTTTTACATAAACAGTTATAACATACCAATGCTAATAATGCAACCCCGTCATTACCCTACTGGGATAAAGGTCTCTGTTACAGTAATAATAGTATCAATGTGACCAGAATTAGCGGGAGTCACCTGTATCTTATCTCCAGATTGGAGAACTAGATCTATATTACTATGAGTAACTGACGTATCGTGTGCAATGCTTTTGTTATTTAGGAACTTAGAGGTGTAGGTATCAGCAGCTACATACCAATTTACATCGACCGTGTTGGTTCCACTAGTTGCACCATTGACTATATGAATAAAAGTAACCTCTGCTATACAGTTAGCAGGGCAAGTATACACGTTTTCAGTAGCTGTACCTGTGTTGTGTCCATATACTGAACGTATACGTGAGGGCTTGCCTTGATTGTTTAGTGACATTACTTTTAGCCTTTATCCAGAGTAGAGTTATCTTTTACGTCTAGCTTTTGCATTGTCAGTTTTGTCTAGGATATTAGCTTTATCCATTTGCTTTTTAGCTTTCTTATTAAACTCTGCTTGAGACAGACCAGAAGGAAGGCCAAAAGCAAGTCTCTTAATGGCGTTGTTATTAACAATACTTAGGTACTCTTTAAAGGTAACTCCATTAAACTTTGGTGTGCCAGTAGAAGGGGGCACTTGTCCTCTGCTAGCTTTATTTTTATCTAAAGCTCTGGTAGCCATCTCGATGACACCATCACCTCTTCCACCCTTAGTGTTAGAGAGTTTGGTCGTTGTCACTCTTGGAATAGTGATGCCTGTTGTAACGTCAGACTTAGGTCTAAGCTTAGGACGAAGTGATGTCTTAACACCCCCACTCTTTTTAGCTGGGGCTGACAGATCTGAAGCAGTAGCAGCGATCATTGTCTTACCATCTTTATTTGTGTAATAAAGACTACCAGCCTTTTTAGCTGCAGAAATACTCTTGTACTTACCTGCGCCTTTTTTAGCTTCTGAGGTTGAAAGACCCTTAGCTTTTTGGTTAGAGTTAATCCACTCTTTTAGTGACATCTTAGCCATTACTTATTTTCCTTTTTGAGTAGGCTTCATAGAAGCCCCACAGTTTGCTTTAACTACACCACCGTGGGCATACCCAGTCTTCTTTGTCATGCCCCCCTTCATGTAACCAGACTTATGGTCTGAGTCTTTCATCATGCTACCGTCTGGCATCTTGTGCATACCTTTTTTCATAGTTAGTCCGCCTTCTGAAGCTCTAAATTTTGCAGTCTTCTCTGCAATTTTCTTTGGTTGTTTAACAAATTGTTTACCTGCTGCTGAGCCTTTACGCTTAGCTGCGGTTGTAGCTGCATACTCAGACGACGACAAAGCTTCCCTAGCCTTCTTAGGTAGGTACCTCTCACCAGTCTTTGCGCTGGGCTTACCTGACTTGGTACCCCATTTTTCTTTCGTCCAGTCCTTAAGCGATTTTTGAGAAGCCTTCATTATTTGTAGCCTCCACCTTTTGCTTTGTACTGCTTAGCAACCATCTGGGCTTTTCTCGCAGACCATTGTCCAGGCTTACCACCTTTGGAACCTGCCTTGGCTTGTGCCACAATCTTCTTACGCATGCCAGGTTTTGTGTAGTTATTAGCTGCATTAACTGTAGACTTCTTGGGTGTGGTCATTATGCGGATTCCCCTATCTTTAAACAACTATCTTTAGCAAAGATACCCTGAGAAAGTAAGTAACTAGCCATTTTATATGAATCATCCTTACAGGCAGACTCACTATAGAATACTCTATCCTGATTGGCAAGAACGTGGCACGAGGTAGCTAGTGAAGTACTACAGGCCACTACGATAGCTACCCACATTACCACTTTACCTTATCTGCCCAGTAAGCTGCGGACATCTTACCTTTTTTAATATTCTTACCGTGACGGGCTTTAAAGCTAGCACGTTTCTTTTTCATTTTGTCAGACTCACCAGACTTGGGTTTACCTGCAGTAGACGCACCCTGTTCCCCAAAGCGGATCATCTTAATAGTACTATCTTCTTTAGCTAGCACTACATGAGATTTCTTAGGGTGGTCAGGTGTACGCTTAGGTTTGTTGTAACCTGAAAATTTTTCACCTCTATAGTCTACTGACATGGTGTATCCTTACATCAATTCAAAGTGAGGACCATCAATGAAGGGTCTTCTACCTTGGCTACGGCGTAAGTCAATGTATGTCATCATGGCTTCTTCTGCTGTACCTGGGTACGTACAGATGTCACCTTCTGACCAAGCTGCACCCCACTTGACTGCAACACCAAGTTCTTCAGCAGCTTCTTTCATTGCATCACAAAGGTCATCATACACATTCAACTCCCAGCAACCCTTACCATCCACATAGGCCATAAGGTCTACTGCACGGCCTTCTAGGTGCTTACTCTTCATGGTCTGTGACCTACCAGCAGCAAACAACTTCTCTTGCTCCTCTAAGGTACGCATACCGAATGTAACACCGAAGTCTATCTTGGTGAGTTCAATAGCTCGTTTAACTACAGCTACTAGATTCTCATCTACGCCTTCGAGTTTACCTAGGCTACGGTTAGATAGTTTAAATGCCATTATTATTTCTTTCCTGTAAAGAATTTAGATACTGATCTCATACCGATGCTAGCACTTACAATGCCACCTAGTGAGTACTGGTACCATGTAGGCATAGTCTCAAGTGCTGTGAACCCAGCTTGGACTATAGCATTACCCCAGTCACCACAGAATGCGAGGATAAGAGGGATACTAAACAGTAGAGTAATCCACTCATCCTTCCAGCTATTCTGTGTAGCTTTGATTGCTTCAATGTCCCAGTCAATCTCACCAGTAGCTTGTTTAACTCTAATCTCTGCATTAGCTTTCTGAACTGCAACCTTACCGTCAAGGTATGTTGAAGCTAGATTACCTACAGCACCTAGGATTTGACCTATCATTTGCTTGGAACTTTCTTAGCTAAGTTAGTTACACCCATAAAAACAGATACCACACCAGCAACAGACACAAAGTAAATGCTGGCCATGCTGCCGATAATCGTTGAAGCACTGTCCAAACCGAGAGCACTTGTGAGTACCACACCAAAAGGATAAAGGAGCATTCCCCACAAAGCAAACCAAGCCATCTTTCTAGTTTGGTCTCTGTGGGCGTCCTCATCTTCTAAACGTCTCCGCTTATCATCTAATAAGATTTTATTCCACTCAGACTTTTCGATGGAACCATTCCCATTCTTGTCTGCTTCTTCGAAGGAAGTCATCCGTATTCTCTTTCTCGTCCAGGATCTAGTACATCTTTACGATCTAGCATACCCTCTAAGTACATAGCTCTCTCTACATGATCGAGAGTATACTTAGTTCCTGTATCCTGATAGATTTTTTCTCTTACGTAGAATACATCTGATCTTGGTATGTGAACTCTACGGAGTCTAGCTGCATCTCTACCTGCTAGAGCAAGATAAAATTCTTCTAGCACAGATTCAGAGGCAAATAGTTTTGGTTTTGACATTAGTAGTTATACCTTTAAAATTCCTGACGTCAAGTCTAAAAGACTACGACAAAAAAATTTGTACATCTAGACTTAGGCTTGGGGGTACTTAAGTATTACTTAAGTAATATATTTATATATATATATTAAGTATAATTAATTAGGTAATACTTAAGTAACCTTACTCTAGTATATACTTAAGTATATTATATAGTACCTTCTGCCCGGCTGTCAAGTAGCAGCTAAGAATAAATAGTAATAATTATTACTTTGTATTGACCAAGAGGACAACATATCTGTCGTATCCCTAGTAACACCCCCGATTCTACCCCAGTATACCCTGAGAGCCACGGAGAAGCTCTCTCATTGCAGCTAAAGGGGTCTGGTAAGCAGACATACCTGGGGGATACTAGCGTGATTCTACGGGGCTTATAGTAAATGTAACATTATAACACTAATAAATAGTGGATTACTGCTATAAAATGGGGTTTCTACTGCAGTAGTACTGATATTGGGCTGTATTACTAAAGTAGTTAACAGATTGTAAAATACTCCCCGCTGTCATTGGGTATATACGTATACGTACAGGGGTGGGGTGGCCCATACGGGGGGTATAATAGGTCAATACTCCTGACCTACCCCAGTAAACAGCAGGTTTCTACAGCTAACCCATTGATATTGCTACATAATTTATACAATAGAGTATTATATGAGGGCAAGTGTTCTCGATTTGTTCCGGAGTATTGCAACTGCGACTCACTCGCAACTAGCAAGTAGAACCCAAGCACTACCCCAATGAGTCAGTATACATGACCTACCCCCTGTTCCTCTTTTGTTCTACGTCAATAGTCCTGACATATCTCATGTTCTCTCTTTGTTCTATTCCAGTAATAGGTCACCACTACTTACCTATTGCCCAGTCTATTCCGTTCTCTCTTTGTTCTTTTACTGCCGTGAACAAAAGCAGAACACGACGTAGACCCCGATTTTAGCCTCATACAGTACCGTTAGACAATTTCAGCACCTCAAGTATCCTAGACAACCTTTGCGGCTAACTTATTGATAACTAACACTTTTTTCTGTAGTCCTTGTAACCTATTGATATTAAACAGTTTTCCTAGATTTCCCCCTTATACTATATAATATAAAAAATGTGTTCTCCTTTTGTTCTCATTCTACTTGATAATCATTCGCAACAACAATTTGTTTTCGTTTAAAATCAATGACTTAGCAGATAATCTCAATTATTTATTAGATAATTTACTTGCGAACCATTCGCAACGAATCACTCAACCCACTGATTTAATTAGATATTTATTTACTGATTCGGAAATTATCCAATGTTTTCAATGGGGTTGCGTTGATTGTCCACTCCTGTCAGATATTGGTTATCGGATTTCAACGGCGCTTCGGTTACCTTAGAAATCCTTTTCAGCCTAGGGCAGTGACCCACGTTATTTGACATTGTAAATATCCCCGAATGGTAGGCTCACGCCGATAATCCCAGACTGACAATCTGTATTTCATGACGATATTCGGGGTTATAAATAGTTATGTTGCCCTAGTGTTTTGGGCAGTAAATAAAAGGCTCATGATAAATGGGCGCAGAAAAACGCAAGTAATCCCTACAAATTAGCCGCTAGAACCTAGCCTGTACGCCCCCGAATATATCGGAGGGTCTACTGTGTGATACGCTAGCGCATGGACTGCTTTGACCTGTGTAAACTGGCCGCTATCAGAGTATCTCGATGGTGGACTGTACCAGTTAGGGTCAGTATGTGCCAGCATACAAAGCATATCGCATGGTGTGGTGTGTTTTGTTGAATGGCAATATAGGAGAAATGCTATGTCTACTGATTATGTAAAAAGCTGGGTATCAAACGCCCGTGGTGCGGAATATGGTTTCTTTAAGGCTGTGCAATATGCACTGGAACAATTTGATGAGAAAAATAATCTACCGCTGTATGCGCTGATTGCTTTCACGAATGGTAAAAAATACGGTACTTATAAAATTGAGGATGGGTACAGCCTAAAACAATTCTCTGCGCCTCTCAAGCGTATCTTGGCTGTAGCATTGTGGGATGTGAAGTTTACTTTCAAGGATGGTAAAGCTGGTGTTGTCGTGGGTAAAGGTGGTGGCTTGAACCTTGAAGGTTTACAGTCTGTCGCAATGCTTGCAGCGTCTAAGTGTGCAGTGAAGTCAACTGCGTTTGATAACTCTTTCCCTAAACCCGAGAAACCTGCAAAAGAATTTGACGCATTTTCTTGGGCTGAACGTAGCGTAAAAGCTAACCCTGATAAACTTGAGGCAATGATTGCAGCACTACAGGCACAGCGTTCAGGTCTCAAAGTTGCAGCATAAATCCCACCCTAAATATAAAGTAATGCAGCACCCTATGTGAAAGCGTGGGGTGTTCTCTCATGAAAGGAATTGATATGACTAATACAGAAAAAGGTAGGTATGTTTTGTCTGGGTGGTACGAGGTGGAATCAGGTGCTGAGCCTGTGTTTGTCAGGGGCAGGGACTTAACTGACTGTGTGCAGAAACTTGTGCAGTACGACAGTGACTTTGGGCACACTGAGGCCGAGCTTATGGGTGGATACCTAGTGCCTGACTATGATGTGACCAGTGATGCCTTGCTTCAAGCTATACAGATAGGCGTCAGTGAAGCTAGAAAATCGGGGTGGATGTGATGGGTAAAACTGTAAGGGTATATATTGATGACATATTCTATATGACAATGCCTGAGGTGCGTATAGAAGGTATGCTTGTGACGCTTAGAAGTAAGGGCATCACGAACGTAACAGTACGATAGTATCAGTCTGCGCACCTTAACTGGTGCGTGGTGTGATACCATTGAGGTATCTTATAATTATCTGAGGAGATAAATCATGACTAATACTACAGCAAAATGTGCGATTCGCTATAACTTTTCTGATGCAAAGTGGATGGAGATTTGCCAGTATTACAGCAACCATACTGCACCTGCAACTCTGGCTCACTTTGATCTACAACTGTCCACGTTTACTTTGTCGTATCACTATAAGCGTCTTGGGTTCCTGCCTAAGTCTGCTGCACGTAACCCTGATCCAGCACGTACCGCTGCGCCTAAGACTTTGCCTAAGGGTAGGATGAACACTGTAATCAAACGTGGTGGGTACATCATGAATGGTAGGGTGATGTCTGCTACTGAGTTTGGTAAGCTACGCAGTAAGCTAAAGGTAGGTGATACATTCAAGGTGGTCACTGTTACCGAACATAAAGTAGGTATCATGGATGCCTAATTCATAGCCCCATGCTTAATTGTGTGGGGCATTATTTTTGGAGGATGTAAAATGAAGTATACTTTAGTGGCTGTGAATCAACCAGAACGGTTTCCAATACTATACTCTGAGGTTGTGACACAGTATAAAACATATGCAGTCGAGGAGGATCGTGCTGTAATAGGTGATGCAGAGGAACTTGTGGGTGGGTTTGTCACACTAGATGACGGGCACAGGTACTGGGTACACATCAGCTCAGCTCATGGGTTCATGGTAAAGCGTGAGGTGGTACCTGACGAGGACGAGATTGACCCAGTGATCAAACAGTGGGGGCCATACGAGAAGTACATGGTCAAGAGGTCCAAGGGATACCTTAATGCTGAAGTAGATATACCTCTGTTTAATTGGTTTGTAAACTACTTTGTGGCCAATCACGGACTGTCTGGTATCGGCACTAATGTCATAGAAAGATTCAACTGGCGTAGTAGGCTTCATTGCTTCGTACCTATACGATCTAAGATTAGTGCAGGTAAGATCAGTATCTATAAAGACCTTGATATGCGATTGCAAGACAGGCAAACAGTTATGAAACCTGGCCGTGCTATATCTATGATGTTCCCTGAGCTTGATCACAAGCAGGTCATCCTGTTGGGCAACGACTATCTAAATAAGTTTCGTATCAGAGACTTAAAGTTGTCTACAGGTTCTGACAGGAGTGATTTCAAAGAAGCTTATGCTGGTTCTCAAGCGGAGGTGGAGAACATAGATACCACCTGTCAACGCAAGTCATCTGCATCCAGCTGCATGAGATATGACTTCAGTAACCTTGAGTGTCACCCCGTAGAGGCGTATGCCAGTGGAGACTTTATTGTAGTCAAGGTAGCTGACACTGATGGGCGCATAGCTGGTAGGTGTGTAGTGTACACAAAGCACAAGAGTGGTATACCTCAAGCTGGTCCTATGTATGGTGTATCAGAGCAAGCACTTGACATGCTAGAGGCACACCTGTTAGAGATAGGTGCAGAGATAGAAGACCCCGAATGGTCTGGCTCAAAGCTACTCGCCATTCCTGCTTATGATCATCAAGGAGGTCAATTCATTGGACCTTACTTAGACATTGAACCACGTACCCTAGGTCTCTCTGAGTGTGGTAAGTATCTTATCCAAGAATATGATGGTGATGTAGATGCCAGTCAGTACCAAGGTATCTTGGGTGACACTGGTGAGCCCTGTGTCAACTGCGGTGATCCTATGAACGAAGGGGACTCTATGTGGTCTGACCATTGGGAGGGTAACTCATGTGACTACTGCTTTAACGAGAACCATTTCTGGTGTGAGTATGCTGAAGAGCACTTCCATGATTCTCAGGCTAACATAGCCTACTGCATGGCTCAGAACGGTCGTAGACTAGAGTTGACTGTCTCTACATGGGCACTGGAAGAGGGTGACGGCTTTGTGCTTTGTAATGACGATAAGAATTGGAGCATTGATGATGTATGTTGGTGTGAAGAAGAAAATTCTTGGGTCTCACCGCAGTCTATGGATGACTACTTCTTCTCTGATTGGGATGGTGATTTGTACCCCAACGGTAGGCTATGTACTACAACAGATGATGAGTTAGTATCTTACCAAGAGTTGAAGGACTCAGGCGATCAGTGGATACAGAACCCAAACAATTATTGGTATAAACAAGAGGAAGAAAAATAATGTATAGCTTAATTGAAATGCTGCGTTACAAGCGACCTGAGGGTAGTGAGACGCAAAGAGATTTCTGTAACAGGTTTCTCGAACCTATGTTTGGTTTACCTGACAGACATGGTAACTACACACTGAGTGTGGGTGACAAGCCTAACCTGTGCTTCACTGCACATCACGACACAGTACATCGTACTGAGGGCATGCAGCAATTGATTGTCGCAAACGATGTAGTATCTATCGCAGACAGTACAAAATCTAATTGCCTAGGTGCTGATTGTACGACTGGTATATGGCTCATGCTCAACATGATTGAGGCTGGTGTAGCTGGTGTGTATGTAGTCCATGCAGCAGAGGAGTCTGGATGTAAGGGCAGTCGGGCTTTGGTAGAGGATAACCCTGCGTGGATCAGTAGTGTTGATGCTGTGATCTCCTTTGATAGGCTTGGTGATACGTCTGTAGTAACACACCAGATGGGTATACGTACTGCATCAGAGGCTTTCGCTAAGTCTTTCTCCAAGGCACTGGGTATGCCTGAGTTAGTGGCTGATGATGGTGGCTCTTACACAGACAGTAACGAATACATCGGTGTTGTGCAAGAGTGTACTAACATTAGTGTAGGTTACTATGGTCAGCATGGCGTCAATGAAACACAAGATCTAAAGTATGCAGAGCTACTTGCTACAGCACTTGTGTGTGCTGACTGGACTCAGCTAGTCTTTGAACGTGACCCAGCTTCAAGAGAAGATATCTGGGATGACTTTAGTTACAGAGGTTTCAGTAAGCCTGACGAATCTAACATACAGGCAATGAAAGATCTAATACAAGATCACCCTCAAAAAATAGCAGAGTTACTGGATGACTGGGGTATCAACTACTACTCACTTGCAGAGGAAGCGTGTGTAGATGACAGTCGTTATTACTATGAGTCTGTTAACCGGAATAAGTATTATTATTGATGAGACAGAATGTCGCACTTGACAAGATCGTCAAGCTCACCTATATAATATACTTAAGTATTACTTAAAGAATATACTTTATAATATATCTTATAAATATATATACTTAAGTACTACTATAGTACCCACCCTTAGCTCAGCTGGATAGAGCAACTCACTTCTAATGAGTAGGCCGTAGGTTCGAATCCTACAGGGTGGGCCAAGGAGATCAGCATGGATGATCCTCATGACGACTGTACACATTGGTTAGGAAAGATATGAAATACAAGGATGCAGTAGACAGCTACTTTAGAACGAGGCACTTTGCTTCACTCTCTGCCTCCTCTCAGAGAGGTTACGAAGCTTGTCTCACATCCTTTGGTCGTATGTCTGTGATGGGCAAGAGGATTAGTAAGATTAATATCAACAGTATTAATGTTCTAATCTGTACTGAGATGTACGACACATGGGAATCGGAGACATCTACATCAAATGCAAACCACAATGCTAGGGTGTTCTCTGTTCTCATGAACTACTTGGTGTCGTTGGATCTCTTAAACCTCAACCCTATGGCTAGGGTACGCAAGAGAACCAGCACACCTCGTTCAGTTATCTGGACTCACGATCAGGTGATGAAGTTTCTTGACGTTGCCTTCACAAAGTTTGAGTGGAGGAACATAGGTATGATTGTACTTATGTGTTATGAGTGGGGTCAACGTCCTGTTGATATAAGAAACCTTAAGTGGGATGATGTGGACCTTGATGAGAAGTCTGTAACCATCACCCAAAGTAAACGTGGTGCAGTGGTTGAGTTACCTATACCAGATAATATATTTGACATGCTATCTGAACAGAAGGGAGACTGGGACTTCCAACAGTGGGTGGTACCCTACCACAAGGCAGCAGACAGGTCTTACAGGCCACTAACCGTCCATAACATGACAGCCCTGCTGGCGGAGGTTAAGGCCACTGCAGGGCTTCCTGATGACCTAAGGGTGGGTGACCTACGTAAGACTGCGATAGTGCAGATGATTGAGAGTGGTGTAGACCAGCTTGCAATTCAATCTGTATCAGGTCATAAGAGTGTGGCAAGTCTTAACCCCTATAATAAATTCAGTTTGAAAACTGCTAAGTCTGCATTGGACAGGCGGCAGAGACAATGATAAGGAGATGAAGTATGAACACTGTATGGGTACTGATGTGGTTTGTCTTTGTACCAGACCAAGGGGTTCGGTACTATGACTTAGGTAATTACGATAATGAGACACTGTGTAGGGCTAACCTCAAGGGTGCTGCCGTTATGGTGAACAGTGACAACGAAACAATAGATTGTATTGGAGTGACCGTCGATGATTGAAGCAACATATGTAGACCACATGGGCAGTGACCTGTCAGTAGTAAACGCAGCACGGGTTAGCTTCGGTAAGAAAAGTGAGTGGGCTTATCTTGATTGGCGTCACAGTACCATGCATCCTCAACTAAAGATTCTAAGTGATCGTGACACCAAGCTAATCAAGTACCTAGCCAAGCATAAACACCTGTCACCCTTCGGCCATGCCTTTGCATCCTTCCACGTCAAGGCTCCCATCTTCGTAGCCCGACAGCTAGTGAAGCATAAGTTCTTACGTTGGAATGAGATCAGTCGTAGGTATGTCAGTGATGCACCTGAGTTCTACCACCCTGATGTATGGCGTGGACAGGCTAAGGATAAGAAGCAGGGTAGTGCAGGTGAAGTACAGGGCATTAACATCAAGACAACACAACGTCTTGTAGCTATGTTATATGATCACCTCCTAGAAGAGAATGTGTGTGAGGAACAGGCACGTATGGTACTGCCTCAGAACACTATGACTGAGTGGTACTGGTCAGGTAGCCTTGATGCCCTTGCTGATATGTGTAACCTACGGTGTAAGCCTGACACACAAGAAGAGACACGACAGGTGGCTAATCAGATTGATCGTAAGATGATTGAGCTATTCCCTGTAGCATGGGATGCACTAATGGATTAATCCTTTGACTAAACTAGAAGATATACTAATGACACCAGAGTATTAGTTAAGAGGCAATACTTGCCATTACTAATACCCCAGTAGTAGGAGATGATGAGTGACCAAACGTATCCCCATGAAGGGTGGTGATGAGTATGACGGCCTCACTAAAGCACGTAAGTTTTACATGTGGAAACGTGGTCAGCTAAAGAAGATCAAACGTGCGTACAATAAACGATTCCGTAAGCATACAAAGGAGAACAAGTAATGTATTATCGTAAGGCTAAGATACGTAGTTTCTACCTCATGGACATGGATAACCTTGATAACGCTCAAGAAATGCTGAGGCCTGAAAACAAAGACTACTACAGGGTACCAAACTCACCTCAGTACCACATGTCTGCTCCTCAAGTAAGAGACATGATGAATGTTGTTTCAAGTGTAGCTGAACGTACTGGTGGCTACCCTGATCGTATAACTTGGTGGGTTGAAGTTGAAGAGTTAAAAGGACAACTAGTAGAAGTGACTGACTATAACGAACTAGAAAACTACTAGCTAAAAAGGAGAATACAGATGACTAAAGATATTAGCAAACCTATCAAGGTAACAGAGATAGAAGAACATGAAGATGGCAGTGCTACCTTACAGGTTGAGTGTGACCCTGAGACATTTGAAGCTATCTTTAACGTAGGTTTTGTCACCTTAGTTGAGCGAGGTCTAAGCCATGAGTAGTCAATACTTAGTTAAGTTTGAGGTGGATGAAGATGAGTGGGCGTATGCCTCTGCAGAGAACCCCTTTACTTACGAATCAAAACCTTTGATCTTTGAAACAAAAGGGGAGGCTGAAGCCCATCTTCTTAGGTACAACAACGCATATGTAGTAGAGCAAACAGACATAAGACCTTTGACTACAGATGAACGTAGTCGAGCTAAGGTCAGGGCACTAATTAACAGGGGTATATAATGCTGAAGTTTAATCAAGAGATAGTCAATGAACCAGACCACTACGCAAGGTGGAAGATAGAACCTATCACCTACATCATGCGCAATGGCTTTGAGTTCTGGCGGGGTAACATCATTAAGTATGCTAGTCGTGCAGGTTTTAAAATGTATGACGACAAGACAACCATTGAGTCAGAGATCATAGACTTAGAGAAAGTTCAACGGTATTGTCAGATGCGTATCAACCAATTAAATGGAGAGGAAAAGCTTTAGTTATGTATACGGTTGAGTTTGACCACGACCTAATAACTATCATAACCTTAGATGAACGAGGTGAGTTCGGTGATGTTGAGATTACACTAACTGACAATGGTTCTGTTTTTATAGCCCAGCATGACGAGGAGTCGGGGAGTTCTGATATGATTATGTTAAGTCAACAACAGCTGTTGGATATAGTAGCGTCCATGAACAGTACAGAAGGTATGTACAAGTTAAGGTTAGGGGGTGATTTTTGATAGCTCTTTGGGTCGGGGTACTGATGTACCTCCTAGGTGTTATGCTGGTCTTAGGTTTAGTAGAACCTCTTGATGATGAGCACGAGAATGCACCTATTAAAATAGCCTTGACATGGCCTGTAGTTTCTGTCATGTACATCTGGGCAATGCTTATGGATTTTTATTATGGCGACGAATGACAACCCACACTTAGCTTGTCCGTATCAAGACTGCGGATCAAGTGATGCCTTCAATTGGAATGATGATGGCTTCGGTCACTGCCATTCATGCAGCAGGTCTTACCCAGAGAAGGGGATGCCAGCAACCTTTGAGTGGGCAGCTACCGATTATCCACTACGGGAGAGGAGAAACCCAATGGACATAGAAGTAAAAGGTATGACATACAATGGTATCAGGGGAATAGACCCTGATGTATGCCAGATGTATGGGATACAACTACAGTTGGGTGCAGATGGCAATCCAGTAAGGTATGCCTACAAGTACCCACACACAACCAAGTACCGCATGTTTAATGATAAGTCTAAGTCGTGGGTCAAGGACCGTGGCTTGGGTATGAACATGCTGTTCGGCCCAGAGTTTAACGCAGGTTCTAGTAACCGTATCTACATTACAGAAGGTGAGTTCGATGCCGCCAGCCTGTACCAGATACTAGGTAAGACTTTCCCAGTTAAGTCCCTGCCCAGCGCATCCATCGGTGAGAAGTTCATCAAACACAATCATGATTACCTGTCGTCATTCAAAGAGTTAGTGTACGCAGGTGAGCTAGATGATGCTGGTCGCAGGGCTGCTGATAAACTATATCAAGCTTTCCCTGATAAGTTTTACTATGTACCAATGTCCAAGTACAAGGATGCTAATGAGTTCCTTGAGGCTGGTGACTCTGATGCACTGATGTGGGCCGCAAGAAAACCACAGAGATATTCACCGGAGAACTTCTTCTGCTCTGATACAGATGTAGAACAGGCAATCCTTACAGAAAACCCTTACGAGTATGTACCCACTGGTCACGCTGGTCTTGATGAAAAGATCAGGGGTATGGTTAAGGGAGGTCTTACCTTTATCAAAGCTCCTCGTGGTATGGGTAAGACCGAAGTCGTTCGTTTCTTTGAGACAGGACTACTACGTGACGAGGACACACGCATAGCCCTACTGCACATGGAGGAGATGAAGTCTACAACCTACCGTGCTATGGCTACATACCACTTAGGTATTAATGTTCGTACCAAGGATGATGCAAGGGAAGCGGGTATCAGTGAGGCTGATGTGATCAAAGCTGCTCAAGCAGCAACACAGGGTGAACGTACTATTATCTTTGAGATGAGAGGACATGATGATCCCCTTAAGCTTTTAGATTATGTCAGGTTGTCTGCCTCAGTTTATGGTGCAGGGTTCATCTTCATTGATCACGTACAACGTCTAGCCTACCTGTCCAACAGTGGTGTTGATGGTGCCACCAGTACCCTGACCACACTAGGCTCACGTATGGCTCAGTTAGCCAAGGAGTTAAACATTGGTGTGGTATTCATCTCACAGGTCAATGATGATGGCAGAACAAAGTATGCTGCATCACTTGAGGAAGAAGCTATCATCTGTATCAAGCTTGAACGTGATGTTGAGTCTGAGGATGAGATACTTCAGAACACTACGTCATTTTTCATTGACAAGAACAGACCGTTCGCTAAGTTAGGTAATGCAGGGTCACTATACTACGATCCAGAAACAACCATCCTTACTGAGGATGCACCATATCAAGGGAGTTCAATAGCTGCATGATACTGTTTGATGTAGAAGCTGATGATCTTTTGGAAGATGCCACAAAGATACACTGTCTTTCCTACACATCAGATGGTAAAGACTACCACACTATCTTTGACTACCAAGAGATGCGTGACCTTATACTTTCTCAGAAAGGTTTGATTGGTCATAACATTACTAGGTACGATGCACCCTTGCTTGAGAAGATCTTAGGGATCAAGGTTACAGCTAGGTTGTTTGATACCTTGCCTATGTCTTGGGTTCTTAACTACGGCAGATCCAAGCATGGGTTAGAAACCTTTGGCATAGACTTTGATATACCTAAGCCAGAGATAGACGACTGGAAAAACTTATCTCCAGAAGAGTATGCACACCGTTGTGTAGAAGATGTTAAGATCAACTGGCTGCTGTGGACCAACCTACTTAAAAGGTTCTTGTATGTGTATGAGAACGATAAGAAGTTACTTGATAAGTTCTTTAGGTACCTTGAGTTTAAGATGGGTTGTGCTGCGGCAGCTGAGATGTTTACTTGGAAGCTTGATGTTCACTTAGCAAATAAATGTTTTGATGACATCACAAAGAAGAAGGAGGAGAGTGCACTTGAACTTGCAGCAGTCATGCCCAAGCGTAGGGTCACAGCTATCAAACGAAAGCCAAAGGTCTGCTTCAAGCAGGATGGTACTGTCTCCTCTCACGGAGAGAAGTGGTTCAAACTTCTTGATGAGCATGGCTTACCACGACACTATGATGGTGAAGTTACAGTAACAAAGGGTTGGGATGAACCTAACCCAGACTCCTCTGACCAAGTTAAGAACTGGCTGTACTCTTTAGGTTGGGTACCTTGTACATTCGACTACAAGAAAAAAGATAGTCAAGAAAAGAAGGTACCCCAAGTCCGTAAGGCAGGGCTACTTACTAAGTCGGTAGAAATTCTGGTAGATCAGAACCCTATCGTGTCTGTGCTAGAGGGCTACACTATCCTTAATCACAGGCTAGCAATCTTTAAGGGCTTCATAAGCTCTGAAGTTAATGGTCATGTTAAGGCTGAGATAAACGGTCTTACAAATACCCTACGCTTCAAGCACAGTAAGCCCCTTGTAAATCTGCCAGGTGTAGATAAACCTTGGGGTAAAGAAATTAGAGGATGTCTGATAGCACCAGAGGGTTACACCTTGTGCGGTGCTGACATGACATCACTTGAAGACACTACCAAGAGACACTACATGCAACCCTACGACCCTGCCTATGTGTTAGAGATGTCACAGGAGGGATTTGATCCACACCTTGACCTTGCAAAGCATGCAGGAAGAGTTACACAAAAGGAGATAGATGATTACAATTTAGGTAAAAGGCCAGACATTCAGTCTATGCGTAAGAACTTTAAGGTTGTGAACTACTCTGCTACATATGGCGTGGGTTCACCTAAGTTATCTCGTGAGACTGGCATGTCCGTACCAGAGGCCCAAGCTTTGCTTGATGCTTACTGGGAACGTAACTGGTCTGTAAAGTCTTTTGCAGAAGATCAGAAGGTACGCAAGATTAATGGTGAGATGTGGGTCAAGAACCCTGTCAGTGGATTCTGGTATAGTCTGCGGTACGAGAAAGATATATTCTCTACCCTCAACCAATCGACTGGTGCTTACTGCTTCGATAGGTGGGTCGCAAACTACAGACTAAAGCGGCCTAATATCATTGGCCAGTTTCACGATGAATCAATTAACGTTGTTAAAAAAGGAGAAGAAGATGATCACACAAGGGTTTTAAAGTGGGCAATAGAAAAACTTAACCAAGATCTTAAATTAAATGTTGACCTAGGTATTGATGTACAGTACGGTCAAAAATATAGTGACGTTCATTAGGAGATATAAAATGGCTACACGTAAAGTTCAACTCGTTGGGATTGCAGAATGGGCAAAAGTATTTGCAAGCAATCGTGACCTAGCTGGCTACAAACCTTCACCATCAGTGGAAGGTAGCTACGAAAAATACAATGGTGCTTGCACCCTTAACTTAATTCTTGACGGCCCTAACCTAGAGGCACTCCAATCATCAGGCGCACAGAAGTCCGCAAAACAGGATGCAGAAGGTAGGGGATCGGTCGTCAAGTTTGACCGTAAGTTTGATACAGGACAGCCGTTCTCTGGTGGTGCACCTGTTGTTACTCACGCAGACGGTACACCTTGGGATCTGGAATCAGATGGACTGATTGGTAATGGCTCTACTGTAGAGATCGTTGCTACTGTTTACGACATCCCCAAGTACGGCAAGGTTGGCACACGACTTGACTCAGTGATGGTCATTGATCATGTCAGTGCACCTGTTGAGAAGATTGAAGTCTTCTCGGCATCAAGTAAACCAGCGGTAGTTTCGTCACCCGCTAGCGTACAAACAATAGAAGACGAAGTAATGTTCTAAACTATGGCCCCCTTCGGGGGGCTACTTTTACAGGAGAGAATATGAAAAATATTGATACGCTAATTCCAGACCTAGAAGAAGTTATCTATGGTAGAGGTGGCTGGACCAGTACGCTTGGCACAATGATGGGCGAGGCTATTGCTACCTCAGCTAATACAAGATTCAGCAAGCCTCAGGAGCCAAGAGGTTACCTTTCTTTGTCGTCCATTGGCACACCATGCAAACGTAAACTCTGGTACAGAATAAATAAACCAACAACAAGTGAGCCTCTTAGTGCCAGTATGCTACTAAGATTTTTCTATGGCGACATGATCGAGGAACTAATCCTTCACATGGTCATGGCATCAGGTCACGCAGTGGAGGGTATGCAAGAACGTATGCACGTCCACGGTATCCGTGGTCACAGAGATGCAGTCATTGATGGTATGACAGTTGATGTTAAGTCAGCTAGCCCTTACTCGTTTAAGAAGTTTAAGAATGGTGAGCTTAGGGCTAACGATCCCTTTGGTTACATCTCTCAACTATCTTCTTATGTGTATGCAGCTAAGGACGACCCTCTCGTTACCAACAAAACAACTGGGGCTTTCCTAGTTATTGATAAGGTAAGTGGTGAGATTTGTTTAGATGTCTATGACTTTACCGAGGAACTTAAGACTAAAGAACAAGAGATGCTTGCAGCAAAGAGCATGGTTGCAGGTAGCATACCAGTTGAACGTGTACCCCCCGTACCTGCCAGTAAGTCTAGTCCTAACATGAAACTAGATAAGTCTTGTACCTTCTGCGACTATAAGAAAGAGTGCTGGCCTAGTGTCCGTATGTTCCAATACTCTTATGGTGTAGAGTACCTGACTCACGTTGAGAAAGTGCCTCAAGTACAGGAAATTTTAAATGACTAGGGCTGCTAAGGCAAAGGGTAGAGGTGGTCAACAGGAAGTCAGGGATAAATTACTTGAGACATTCCCTGAGTTTGAGCCTGATGACATCAAGTCTACAACAATGGGTGACACTGGTGAAGACATCCAGCTGTCACCTGCTGCAAGGAAGAAGCTACCTATTACAATAGAAGTTAAGCGTAGGAAATCTTCTTTAAAAACTGTGTATGGGTACTTGGAACAAGCAAGTAATCATGCTAAGGGTGAACCAGTAGTATTCTTTAGGTCTGATCGTATGCCTTGGGTGGTGATGGTTGGTATGGATCACTACATGGAACTCTTAAGGAATTGGAAAGATAAAGATGGAAGTTAAAATATGGGGAATACTAGAAGGTCCAACAGTAGTAGAAGATTTCTCTGAAGATTATGATGCCCCAGAGGGAGCTACCTATTACATGGTATGCAAGGTGGAGATTGACGGTAAGTTAGAAGAAGATAACTTCTGGTTCGAAGACTTCAACGATGCATATGAGTGGGTTAAATACTTTAAGGATACTGCTGAGCCACTTCTTCTTGACACGGGCAGTGGCCCTGTGTATAACTAGGAGTTTCTGCTATGTTATTTCAAATAAACTTAACCATTTCAGTAGATGAATCTGCCAATTTTTTAGAGGCTTTTGGTAACAATGCAGAGGTTATAGCAGAGCAAATACAGTATGCTCTTTATGACATTGATGACATACGTGTAATAGATTGTGAGGTAATGAATGACTAAAGATAAAGACATAGAAACTTGGGACTACTACAAAGACAGTAGCCTATACAAGAACATGACGCTAAGCTCATACCAAAACGCAGCTTCTGGTACTGCAATATACCCTACACAACATGCCATCACTTACCCTGCATTAGGTCTGGCAGGTGAGGCAGGTGAGGTAGCTAATAAAGTTAAGAAGATCATACGTGACGGTAAGCTAGATAAACCTGCACTGGTTGCTGAGATAGGCGACTGCCTCTGGTATATAGCTGCACTCTGCCGTGACCTTAACGTAGACATGGAAGATGTAGCTAAGTCTAACTTAGAGAAGTTATACAGCCGTAAACAAAAAGGAACCCTACAAGGTTCGGGAGACACTCGATGAACAACCACCTACCAACAGACTACCAAGCATTCATTCACAAGTCACGGTATGCTAAGTACCATGAGGGTTCGGGACGTGAGTCATGGGACGATACAGTCACACGTTTCTCTACGAACGTCATTCGTGACATGGTTGACCCTGCTACTAAGAGACAGCTTGAGGAAGCCATCCTTGGCCTAGAGGTTATGCCATCCATGCGGTCACTGATGACAGCTGGTGCCGCTGCTGATCGTGACAACACCTGTATGTACAACTGTAGCTACCTAGCCGTAGATGATCTTAAGTCCTTCGATGAGGCTATGTTTATCCTGCTATGTGGTACTGGTGTAGGCTTCAGTGTTGAACGTCAGTCTATCACGAAGCTTCCTGAAGTCCCTGAATTATTCGAGAGTGAGACTAACATTGTCGTAAAGGATAGCAAGGAAGGTTGGGCTAAGTCTCTACGTCAACTTATTGCACTGCTGTATAGTGGTGAAGTTCCTACATGGGATGTGACACGAGTACGTCCAGCTGGTGCACCACTCAAGACATTCGGTGGTCGTGCTTCTGGCCCAGCGCCATTGATTGACTTGTTTAACTTCACCATTGCTACATTCAAGAAGGCATCGGGCCGTAAGCTTAACTCTGTTGAGTGTCACGACATCATGTGTAAGATCGGTGAGGTAGTAGTAGTTGGTGGTGTACGCCGATCAGCTATGATTTCATTGAGTAATTTATCTGATGATCGTATGCGTTCAGCTAAGTCTGGTGCATGGTGGGAGAATAACCCACAACGTGCATTAGCTAACAACTCTGTCTCATACACTGAGAAGCCTGACAACTTGTCCTTCATGAAAGAATGGATGTCATTGGTTGAGTCTGGCTCAGGTGAACGTGGTATCTTTAACCGTGAAGCATCAAAGAAACAGGCAGCTAAGAATGGTCGTCGTGATCCTAACTATGAGTTCGGGACTAACCCGTGCAGCGAAATTATATTACGTCCATCACAGTTCTGCAACCTAACCGAGTGTGTAGTACGTGCTACTGATACATTGGAGACACTGTCTGAGAAGGTACGCCTAGCTACAATCTTGGGTACGATCCAGTCAACCTTCATTAAGTTCCCATACTTGCGTAAGCAGTGGACTACCAACACAGCAGAAGAACGTCTGTTGGGTGTGTCACTAACAGGCATCATGGATAACCCATTGATGACACTTAAGAATAATGGATTGGAAAAGACCCTTGCTCACCTTAAAGAAGTTGCTGTGGCTACCAATGTACAATGGGCTGGTATTCTCGGTATCCCTGTTGCTGCTGCTATCAGCTGTGTTAAGCCTAGCGGGACCGTTTCACAACTGGTTGACAGCGCCAGTGGAATCCATGCCAGACACAGCCCCTACTATATCCGTACCGTCAGAGGTGACAACAAAGACCCTCTAACACAGTTCATGAAGGACCAAGGTATTCCTAACGAACCTGATGCCTTTAAGCCTGACCAGACTACAGTGTTCAGCTTCCCACAGAAGGCTCCAGTAGGGGCTACCTGTACTGCTGACATGACAGCCATTGAGCAACTAGAGATGTGGTTGATGTACCAACGTAACTGGTGTGAGCATAAGCCAAGTGTGACTATCAATGTTAAGTCAGAGGAATGGTTAGAGGTAGGTGCCTTCGTGTACAAACACTTCGATGAGATGTCAGGTGTATCTTTCCTGCCGTTCAATGAACACACGTATCAACAGGCACCATACCAAGACTGTGACGAAGCAACGTATCAAGAGATGTTAGATAAGATGCCTAAGAAGATTGACTGGTCTGATCTTTCAGAGTACGAGAGTGAAGACAACACATCAGGTAGCCAGACACTAGCTTGTTCTGGTGACTCATGTGAGATTGTGGATCTAGTCTGATGTGGGTAGTGTTAGGTAGAACACAGTGTAACTTCTGTGATTCAGCTAAGGCACTACTTAAGGGTAAGGGGCATATGTTCACATCGTATGCCCTAGACTCCCCAAGTAGTAGATGGTTGTTGACACTGACTAAGCAAGGAGGTATTACAACAGTACCTCAGATCTTTAACCCCAAAGGTGATCACATAGGTGGTTACACAGAACTAAAGGAACTTTTAGATGACAGCAGTACGTAAGAACTTTAGCCGTGCACTATACGAAGCTTATGATAAACAGGCAAAGGATGCACTTGTTTCCCACCTAGAATCTAAAGACCATGTGATCGTAAACACAGAGGAGAATTACTTTGTAGATGTTGTGTCGCAGAAACATGGGCTTACATTTCTAAACGAAGCTGAAGTTAAAGTAGCTTGGGAGAATGATTGGCCTGAGCATTGGGATGAGATCCGTATCCCCGAAAGAAAGCAAAGGTTACTTGATAAGTACGAGGGTGATGATGGTGTGCTGAACTTCTATGTGTTCCGTAAAGACCTTAAGCAAGCATGGCGTATCAAGGATACCTTGCTTACGAAGGAGAGCCTTAAGGAAGCTAAAGGTAGGTACATTAAACCTGGAGAGTTATTCTTTCACATCCCTTACAAGAAAGCAGAGCTAGTTAAGCTATGATCAATTCTCTTGAGCCACCTAAGAAACAAACACGATCACGTCGAAAGACTAACTATAAGGGTGCCGTTAAGAAAGAAACATCGGGGATAGTACCGAAGACAAACACTCAGAGAGATTTGATAACTGCTTTAATTAGTAGTAATCAAGTTTTTATTTTAGGTCCAGCTGGTACAGGTAAGACTTACGTCACTGCCACATATGCAGCTGACCTATACACGACAAAAGAAATTGATAGGATTGTTATCACAAGACCCCACGTCACAGTGGGTAAAGACATCGGGTATCTTCCAGGAACTCTGGAGGAAAAGACTTACCCTTGGGCATTGCCTGTACTCGATGTATTAATAAAGCACCTTGGTAAGGGTGCAGTAGAGACGGGTATTAAGAATGGTAACATTGAGATGGCACCTCTTGCCCTCATGCGTGGGCGTAGTTTTGATAATTCTTTTATTATTGTAGATGAAACTCAGAACATAACTACTCACGAGTTAAAGATGTTACTCACTAGGGTAGGTGAAGATAGTCGGATTGTTTTAAATGGGGATGTGCAACAGAGTGACTTACCTGCTGGTGACGGTTTGTCTAAAGTTATTCACCTAGCTAAGAAACACCTACTACCTGTACCTGTTATTGAGTTTGGGGTTGACGACATCATAAGAAGTGACATCTGTGCACAGTGGGTTAAGGTCTTTCTTAAGGAGAAAATATGAGCAGCACTGGTAGGCCACGAGGTAGGCCAAAGAAAGAGAACACATTGCTACAGGAAGCTAGGGAGTTTAAACAAACCAAGGTTCCAAAAGATAAACCCCTGACGGCTAGAACATATCTCGCAGGTCAAGCACTTGCAGGATTACTTTCTAGAAGTCAGGGGTTCATTAGGTTGGACGAGATTAGGCGTGAAGCCTATGAGTGGGCAGACAGGATGTTAGAGGAGGATTAATTTAACCTATCTTCTATTAAACTAACTACACGTAGTATTTCTCTACGCCTATTCAACTCTTCTTCAATAGTTTCTGAGTCAGCAATGTACTCATCAGCATCTTCAAAAGCTCCCTTACTTAAACTTTTAGCAGCAGTCTGAAAGTAGCTAGTGAGGGAGCTTCTTTCTTGTATTACATAGGCATTTCTCAGGTACCCTGCTGCAAGTTTTGGTTTCCTAGTTGACAACTCCTCGAAGTATCCCTCTACTCTTTCAGACACTTCAGTCACACTCTTAGCTATAAACTTTTTAAGTTGATCTGCTTGAAGCTCAGGGTTTAAATCATCCCACATGACATTCTTACCTTGGATTTGCAAAGGTTTTGACCTAAACTTATCAAAGGCTCCATGAATATATTCAGACATACCCTTTCTAACTAATAAATCCATAGAAGGATTTCTAATAGTACTCTTTTTATACAGCTTCCACTCTTTCATACCAAGTGTGGTAAGAGCTTTTTTTATTTCTGTTGGTGCTTCTTTTCTTTCGACCCCAAAGATTTGTTTAGTCATTGGGTTGATTGATCTAGCTGGACCTTTACCAAAGGGATCATAGAGTGGAATAGAAGTTTTACCGTTTAGACTTTGAGTGTACTGAGTAAGTGTAGTCTCAGGTAACATCCTTACCATACGATTAAAGGCTTCACTATCTGCCATCATGATGTCTAAAAGATTAGCCCTATCAGTAGTTTCATCCCCCATCATCAAGCTTCTAGTGTATGGCACGTAGCTTAATTCTGGATCTAGGTTGCCCTGAAGATCTCTGAACACTGTCGCAGGGTAAGTAAATGTGGCAGCAACATCGGCAAACCTATTAACCAGCCCTGCCCCCCATTCTCCTGTGTCTACCGCACGTTTAACATCAGAGACTAGTCCACTATCAAAACCCATATTACCTAAGCCACCGCCAACATCTAGTGCGTCTGTGATGACTTCACTTTTCTTTGGTGTGGGGAGTCCGTATTTCCAACGAACATATAGATCAGCGAGTAGAGCATGTGCAGCTACCGGACCAGATACACGTCCTAGTCTAGAGACTTCACCCTCATCCCCTACCTGCAAGTCCCCAAAACTAGTTTTCATTCCAACAGCTTTACCGTCTTCATCAAACTCTACTTGAGATGACCTAGCATATACAGCACCACTGAAGATACCAATACCTGTAAGCTGCCTTGCCCATCGTGTAGTTGGATCTTTCATAGGTGATCCGTAGATACTATCAAAGTTTTTCTTACCGCCAGTTATTAGTGCAATAGGTGTATAGTCGTTGATGAACTCAATGTGATTAGCTACGTACCTTGGGAAAGGCATACCCAAAATCCCAGTAACTACAAAGGGCGCTTCCTTACTGGCTTTAATTACAGTGTTGGCTATAGATGGACCAATGCCATCTGACTTTTTATAACCTTTTTGAAATACAAAATCTAATGAGTCGTATACAGCCTTGTCCCTTATACTTTCAGGCAAATTAATTAGTGAGTCGTTATCTCCAAGCCACTTTTTAAGAGAGGTACCTTGCTCAATAAGCTGCCTATCTACGGAGGAATAAAAAGCAGCTTGTTTAAATCTACTATCAACAGCACTGTTTAATAAGTTTACAGCTGAACCAATATAACCAAGCCAAGTTGTGCTGTCAGTTGACATGTCTATACGACTTGCATCTTTAAATATTCTTATGTACTCTTCTGGTAAGTCTCTCTGAAACATACCCTGTAAAAGAACAGCATCATTTTTACCCATACTCATACCACGTATAGTGGATGTAACTGCATGGAAGCTGCTGAGTGGAACTCTTTCACCAGTAACTAGGCCAGTACCTACCCTCAGTGTCTGTCTAAAAATCTCATCAACTGCATCAATACCAACCCTTGCCGTAGAGAACATTGTGTTTGCCGCTGTTGTACCTAACTGAGAAGTCATAAAGGCAATACGAACTGAGTCAGCACCCTTGGCTAAGTCTACTAATCTTTTTCCGATTCCTCCTTCAGTACCCACAGTATCTGCTACTTGTCTGGCGAGACCTTCGTTAAACAACGACACACCACGATCAGAAAGATTTTCCATGTTGCTGTATATATCTTTTGTCATGGCTTTAGATATTTGCCCAGCTTCACCAAGTGTACGTCCTGCTTCAGACAGATCAGATAGAAAGATATAGCTGAACTCTTCCCGACTTAAACCATACTCACTGATAATCTTATCTATTTCTTTAGTGGATATTAGGGGTTGTGCGCCCTCCTTTGAAAGAAGTGCGTTACTGACTGCCTCTCCTATTCTTTGTGTACCTGTAGGATCGTACTCTATTTTTTCACTAAGCTCTAAAGCAGCTGCAGTAATATTCTGTAAGGTATGTCGAGACAACCCAGCAGTGATATTAATATTAGCACCCTCTGTAAGAATGTTTTTCTTTACATCCAAACCCTCGGCAATTTTCTTAGCATCAAGCGGATCTTTTTTGTTTATCTTTGCACCTTTTTGGACAAGGATTTCTGTAAGGGCTGACATCCTATCGACGATAGCACCTACTTTTTTAGCACCACCCTTAGACTTACTTGCACCTTTTAATTTCTGCACGGATTTTTTAGCTGCAGCTGCCTTAGATTTAGAAATTTCTACTGATTGTTTTTCTAAAACTTCCCCAACTTTATTGGCCGACCTTGCATCCATTACTCTTGAGAGACTGCCAACACCACCACCAAAAGCGCCCGATACACCGATAGTCAAAGCTTTATCTATAGTAGACATGCCTTTGTAGTTATCTACTACAGCTTCTCTAGCACCTTCCTGCATCTCTACCTGAGCACCTGCAGCAGCACCTTCAATAGCAGCACCTGATACAAATCCTTTTAGGGCTTGCTTACCCCCCTCTCTGGACATAAGATTTGCTAGTGCAGATCTTGCAGCAATTTGCACACCCTTACTTGCGGTAACTGCGGCAAATTTAGAGGCACCGCCAGTGAATACTGTGGCAAGTGTAGCTGGTGAAGTTACTAAAGCTTCAAGATAATCTCCAGTACCTTTTGCATAACCTGTGCCAACTCCCTCGGAGTTATCCCAAGCCATCATCAGGCGACCAAAAGCAGCCTTCTCAGATTCTTTTGCAGAATTATCCCTAGCAAAGTAAAGATCTTGCAGAGCAGTAGCCTCGTTTGCATCTTGGCTTCTCATATGCTCAACATACTCGTCAACCATCCAGTCAACATCTTTGTCAGCAAGCTCATCAAAACTCCAGTCTTTTCTGGAGCTTGACATAAACCTAATTAAGTCATCCTGAAACTCTGGGTTATCTTTAATGTCTACAATATTTTTACCTTTAACTTCTTCCAAGTATGAGGACATAGATTCTACCTAACCTCCCCAACTTTTTCACGCTGAACTCTTTCAAGTCTTTCACTATAACTTTCACTAACATTGCTAACAGGATTTACTTTTGGTTTGCCCGTAGGAATTACTGTTCCGCCTAAGGCCTCTTCTTCGCTCCCAACTGTTACTTCAGCCTCTGGCTGAGTGGCGTAGGTTTTGATAACATCAGCCGCATTTTGAATTAGTTCCTGTTCAGAAACACTGGAGTCTGCACTCTGCAAACCTTTCTTTACACTCTCTACAGCTTGATCAATGTTGTTTCTAAGTGACTCTGCCTCTGCGCCAGGGATCTCTGGATTTAAGATCAGGTTACCTAGTTCATCAGTGCCCTTAAAAAATCCACCAAAACTGGGTGAGATCCTTCTTATAATCTCCGCTTCAATTGCTTTCAGTCTTGTTGCAGGTAATGCAACCATACCAGAATAGTTAATGCCCACTGGATCAACGGAGATTGTAGGTTCAGTACCGGACGAAGCAGTTAATATGTTTAGTAGTTGCTCATCAAGATTTTTAAAATCTTCTGTTGTAGTCGCAGCATAGATACTTTGTATTAAGGAAGCTTCTTGCCCTACAGGATCAGACAGGTCTTCGCCACTAAGTATACTGGCCTTAAAAGCTTTTGCAAAATTTTCTGCATTAGCTTCATCACCTAAATAACTGTCTACCCGTTTAGTCAGGCTCTTTAACCAATCTTTAGATCTTTTATCTACAGCAACTTTATCGTATTGTTTAAGAAGTTCTGCACCCTCACCACTTGCAGATAAGAATGTAGCAACTTCTTTGGGTAAGCCAATTGCCACAAGTCTTTTCATTTCCCCAGCTTTATCCGTAGCTTTTTTAGTAGACTTTTTAGAATCTTCGCCGTATTTCAAAAGCATTTCTAAACGGGTCTGTCTTTTACCTTCTGCAAACTGTTCTTCAGCTAACTCTATTTTACGGTCTTCAGTTTTCTTTGCTTCAGCAGCATCAAAACCCTGACTAACACCTGTCCACATGCCCATAGTTATACTCCCCTAGCCATTAAGCCCATAGGTTTTTCTTCAATAACCTCTGGCTGCATTTCTTCTTGAACAGGCTCATCTTTAACTTCAGGTTCTAGGTCTAAATCAGTCTCGCCATCTTCAATCTGATCTAGTATCTTACGAGACTTTGACTCAGCTATATCGTAGTTAAACTTTTCATCATCAATACCTTTATCAAGACCTTCTTCATATTCAATACCTGCAATATCTGCATTACCCACAATATACTCGTGGATGATTGGGGCTATGATTAATGATACATCTACGCTGTGCCTACCCTCTACAACAGCACTTCTTAGAATGCCTTCTGTCAGAGTAACGACATCCAGACCAAGCTCAAGAAGGCCCAGTGAAGATTTAATCTTATCAGGTTTTCCCAGCCTGTCCATGTGAAACATTAAAGCTTCTTCTGGATCTGCAAACTGGGCTGGGTTCTCCCAAGGGGAGTTCTTAGGTTCAGAGGTGAGAGACTGACCTGGTATTGGTGCGCTAAACATATTAGTTTCCTCTGAAATCTTTAATTAATTTTAAGTATTTATCTACGTAGGGCATTACATTTTTCTTTGACTTACTAAGCCCAGTCCTATCTAGTGCAGGTCCATCGTGATGTAGGGCATAGATGTATTCTTCTCCGTACCCTTTTTTACGTGCAGCCGCAGCATTATCAGCTACATGATTTACTAGAGCATCTACTTGCGCATTAAGATCCCAGCGATTACTGTCGTTAATTCCATAGGCTGTCCCAGTGTCGTCAATAAATTGTCCTATACCTGTAGCACTGCTAGATTTTGCAGATGCATCTGGATTAAAACCTGACTCATGCCTACCTATTGCCAATGTAATTGCAATTTCTCTGTCAGTTAAACCTGCCCTGGAACCTTCGTTTATGATGGACATGATAACTCTTTGCTGTACTTCTGGTGAAGCATCCCCCGCTGCACGAGAGTTACCTTTAAATTTTCTATCTACTATGCTGGAATTAAAATAAGAGAAACTTGCAACCTCTGCATTTTCAACACCTTTTTTACCAGACAATTCTTTTGGTAGATTAAAAGCCCCCACAAACTCAGCCTCACCACCCTCAACAGAACCCTGTTCTTTTAGATCTTTGTTCTGTTCGTAGAGTCGGTTGTAGTAGTTTGTCATGAAGTCGTCTTGCTCAACCTCAGGAGTATCAGAGACTTGTCTTTTATTTATTAAACCTGTGCTAACCTTAGAGACAAGTTTACCTTTATCTACGGCAAAGGATTGAAGAGAGCTTGTATTAAAACCCTTTTCAGCAAATCTTTGATCTGCAGCTTCTCTTGCAGAAAGTAATAAGTTTGTATACATAACTATTATCCTAGTTTAGCTTAGAATTATTTGCGTGAGAGTTTTCCACTTTGAAGTCTCTTCGTCGTTGTCACGAACCTTTTGATATTCTTCAAGTGTTTTATCTGCAAGCACTACACTTAGTGCACGATCCTTAGCACTCTCTGACGACTTGTAAACATAGTCCATAATGTCTCTCTCACGCTGCCATAGCTGATCCATTGTGGATTGTGTAAACGCATTAGCAGCTAAGGCTGCATTAGCATTGGCCTCGTTCTGTGCAGAGGTATTAATTGTCGTTAGGTTCTGACGCCACTGAGCATTAGCTTGTGCTACTACTAAGGAATTTTGTGCATTGAATTGATCACGTTGGTTTTCAATCTGTGCATTGAACTGACTGACAGCATTCTCTTGACCAGCATTGAATTGGTTATTTGCATTTACCTGACTGGCATTAAACTGACTAACCTGCGCTTGCATATTAGCCATGAATTGTTTAGTTTGATTCTCA